TAATGTCGTCTTCTTCATACTTTTTACCGTATCCTTCGTCAACGTCATCTTTGTCCATTTCTTCTAATTTTGCTGAAAGCATAGATTTTAAATGAGGTGTAAAAGCCTCTTCAAGAGCAAGTTTTGCGTTTGCAATAGCAGTTTCTTTAACAGCTTTAGCATCAGCGATTGCTTCTTTTAACAAATCATTGTTTGTCATAATCTCAAAATTTTTTTTGTGAAATACGATTATTAAGAATCGTAATAGGGAATAATTTATATTGGTGTCATATCTAGATATTCATGACACATTGCAGTTATACGTATATGAAAAGATACTAAAGATACAAAAAGCGCTCAAATGAGCGCTTAGTGTTTTAAATCCGCCGGTAGCGTCCGAAGAAATATTTTTACATTACAGGACATGAACCTTTTGAACAAAGGATTTCATGTATTGTTTTATTTACATTTGTGTAATCATATGTAACTACATTTTTTCCTTCATTTAAAGTATGCATGTAAGAACCTGGGTTAGATGGAGTTGAAACAAAATCCCAACATAATAATTCGAAGTCATCTTGTACTTCCATTACACTACCATTTTGTTCTAATGAACCCATCCCGCGAGATGATACACCTACTGTAACCCCACTTTTAATTAGTTCTTTAAGAATATTTCCTGAAGGGGTAGGTAAAATTTCTATCTTACCCATACAATTATCACCATCCCACCAATATTCTGATATTAAATGTGATACATTTTTTAAGTTAATAACTGTTGATTCTGGATGGTCAAGTTCTCCCATTGAACGTCTCTGTTCAATTAGTTCAGAGTATTTATCCATTTCTCTATCCCATAGGCCTTTTGAGTAATAACGACCGTTTCCGTTTTTTACTTCAGCCGTAGCTAAAATACCTTCTACCATTAGATTTCCACTCTCCTTATTAACATTTTCAGTTAATTGAGAAGGGGATATCTTTATAGCATGAGTTTCTATTAATAGCTTTTTGCTCATGTTTTATTATTATTTATTTGATGCTAAGATATATTTTATAGGATTATCTTTTAGATTACCCATTTGACCGTCTTTTTTCTTAAAAGTAAGTTCAGAAAAATCACCTGTGCTTTGTGCTTTTTTTACTAACATTTTTCTATCTTTGTTTTCAGGTTTCATAAGATTTCTAAATATATCTTGTTTAGCTTCGAAATCAGGATCACTTTTATCTTTCTTTTTATAACCTATTACCTTGCCAAAGAGAAATAAACCTGTGGGTTTAATACTTTTTGTTTCTCCTGTCATCCAACCTGATTTAGAATCTTTTGTAATAGGTGAAATTTGGGTTACATTGGGTTTGCCATTTCCATCAGTAGTTCCACCTACAGCTGCTAAGTATTTACCGGCATAAGGTTTTAATTCTGGATTTTGTGTGTCTTTAGGAACTTCCCATACTGGTGTTCCTTCTGTTCCAGATGTTTGTTTACCATCTTTATCATACCCCTCATTAATAGCATAAGCAGAGGTTGATTTACCTACTTTTTTAGGATCTCTTTCACCTACAGCTCTATTTCTAGTTGGGTTATTTTTTTCATTCCAACTTACGGCATCCATTTCGTCTACCATTCCTTTTTTAGTATACTTTGAACCACAAGACTTTTCATAGATTCTTTCCATTTTCATTTTCTTTCTTTCTAAATCTTTAATTTCTCTCTGCATTTGTTTCATTTTCGCCTTGTCAATTAGTTCACTAAGATTTTCATCTTCTTGGATTGAACTAACTCTATCCATTTTTTCGGCAATATGATCATGTAAATAATCTAATTGAGCTTCCATTTTTACTTTTTCAGCTTCCTTTCCTATTTCTGCTAATTTACTTTCTATTGATTCTTTTTTCATTTTTTTCTTTTTATCTTTAGCAGCTTTTTTCATTGTTTCTTCTTTATCTCCGTCTCCATCGATATCTATAAAATCTGGTTTAGCAGCTTCTGATGTAGTGTCTGAGTAAGATACAGCTGTACCTTCATCTTCCATTTCATCCATAGGTAATTTTTTCTCTTCTTCTTTTTCAGCCATCATCTGACGAATAATATTTCCTGATTGTGCTGCTAATGAGTTTGGATTGCCTGATGTTACTACTTGTCCAAATGCCTCTAAAACTAATTCTTTAGATTCTTTTACTAATTCCATAGAATCACCACCATCTTTTAATTTAGTACTAAATCCACTACCACCATAACTTTCGCCATCGCTTTGTTGTTGTTTAGCTTCTTTATATCCTAAACCTTGAACTCCAAATTGTCCTTCTTTTACATAATGTAATGGGTCTTTAGCTAAGTTTTTAACAGCTAATTCCATTGCTTCATCTAAAGATAATTCTTTATTGTAATTAATTTCTAATTGAACACCACTTAATACTTCTTGAGCATTAACGTTATTAATATTCTCTACTCTAGGATCATAATCATAATTATGAGAATCAATATTTTCTACAGCATCAGATACTTTATAAGAACCACCTAATTTATCATCCATTTCGAACTTTAATTTAGGGTCAGCTTTAATTTTTTCGTCCTGTTCTTTTGTGTTATACTTAACTTTATCTTCATTATTAACAAGAGGATCTAAAGTTCCACCTTCTGCTAGAAAATTTTCAAATTTAGTCCAAAATGGTTCTTTAGCACTTGCCTCAATAGTATTGATGGGTTTTAAAGTTACTATTTGACCTAATTCTTCGTTAATTAATTCTTTATCTTTTTTAGAACTAAATTCTTTTGAAAGTTGTTCGAATAATTGATTTGGTGTTTGTTTCATAATTTTGTTATTGTAATAATGTTTCTATGTCGTTAAAATAATCGTTTAGCATGTCTGTGCCTATTACAACAGAAAAACTATCTGGATTATCTCTGTAATATTTTATTGTTTTTATTTTAGCTAATTTAATTGATTTTTTAATATCATCAAATCTAGCTTCTAATTTATCAAAAGCTTCTATACGTTCTCTATGGAATTTAGATGCTTTATCTTCTTGTTCTTTAATATTACGGTTATACATATTAAAATAAATTTTTAACTATCATTCCTGAACCTTTCTGTACATAAGTACCATCTTTGTTTTTAGGGACTAATTTATATTTAAATTGTTTTGTATAAGCACTATCAGTAACACCTTCATCTCCTGCTTTTGGTCCAGGACCTAAATCTTCTCCAGGGTGTTGACCTTGTTTATGTATATTTGCTGATTTTGTAGCATCTTCAGATACTGTATACCCTAATGTACTAACCAGTCCTGATGGCATTTTCATTCTATATTTAGATGCTACTTTTTTTGCTTTTGGTACCTTTGCTAATTTTTTTCTAACTACAGGTAATGCTTTTTCTTTTACTACAGTATACCCTAATTCTTTATAAGCTTCATCATCAGCTTTAGCACCTTTTTTTCTAAAGGCATATGGTGTTAAGTAAGCACCTGCTGCACCTGACATAGATACTTCATCTACATCTTCTTCAAAAATTGCTTTTTTATAATCTTCTGGGTAGTTATTTCTAACATGAGTACGAATTGTATTTCTTAGTTGTTTTGCTTGTTCATATATGTCTAAGAATTTTTTATCACCCTTAGCTTTTTGATATACACCCTTTGCTGTATCAGCTAATTCCATAGAGTCTTCAACTAGTTTAGTTAAATTAGGAATATAGTCAACAGACCAAGTTATAGCACCTGTTTCAGAGTCTATGTCTGTAACCACAGATTTAACACCTCTTTTAATTTTTGTATCCCCTATTTTTATTTCTCCAAGTTTATATTTGTACGCCATTTGCTATTTGTATTTCATTTACTAATTGGTAATAACGTAATAAATCAACTAAATTATTATCCCCAACTTTATCTGTTTTCTTTAATTCAGTTAAAAATTTAGATATTTCAATAATTTTAATTTTTGTAGCTTTATCTTTAATATTTTTTGTTTCTTTAACTAAAATATTTTTTAATTTAGAAATTTTAACATTATAGAAATTTCTTAAATCTGGAGTTGAGTCAACTGAATTAATGTATTCTTTAAGTACTTGTTTTTGATCGTTAGTTAATGAATCATATTTGTCATTAAACTTTTCTAGTAATACTCTATATGTTAAAGTTCTTACATCTTTATCATACTCAGAAAATTCTTCTAATACTGTTTGTTTTGAATCTTGTGTAACTTCTTTTTTAGTTAAGTGTTCTAATAAAGTTACTTTATTGTCTACCAATTGTGTAGGGTTAGAAATAAAGTTTGAATTAATATTTTCTACTAATGTGTATAAAGCAGCTAATTCTTTATAATTTGTTACTTTAGAACCGAAAAAAGATTCTAGATTATAATGTTTTTTAATTTCATTAATTAAATTATACTTTTGTTTTTTTAAAGACTTTCTATTAAATTTAGTTGATGCTTCTAATATGGTGTCAATTACTAATGTAGCTCTACCTTCAGTTACTACTTTAGACTTAAGTATAGATTCATATAATTTATATTCTTTACCTAAAGAAGTATTTACAAAATATTCTTTTAAGATATCTATTGCAGGTGAATTACCACCTTTAAGTGTATCAGCGGTAATTTGACGTACTAACAGTTCAAATAGTATGCCTGTATTTTTGTACTTTGAGTGTTTTATTTTCATCAAAAAATATATTTATTATAAATATGTAAAGTATTTTACTTCTTTAATTGGTTTTCATCTAATAATGAAGTATTATCTTTATCTTCTTCAAATATTAATTTTTTCTTATTTAATTCTTTAAACATATCTTTATTTTTTAAATATGTTATACGGGCACTTTCAAGTGCTAATGGTCCTCCATTAAATTTAGGTTTAATAGAATTAGAATCATTTTTATCTGTATCTTTCATACGTTTAACTCCTAATCTATCTTTACCAAAATTATCATCTTGTGTATTACGTTTTACATTAGTATCTTTTGGTCTGCCTAATTTTGGATCATCTGCTGCATACTCTTCTGGTTTTGGTACTGCTCCTGGATCTGTGTACATTCTACCACTACCATATAGTGAAGCTAAATCGTGAGGGGTACCATATGATTTACCTGTTTCTACAGGATCATTACCTTCTGCTGTAATTTGTGCCATTCTAAACTTACGTTTAGCATCTTCTCTAGTTAAGTCTCTATATTCATCATATTGATCTTCACTAAATTGATATACATGATCATAAATCCAATCTGATGGTACTAAACCTTGTTCTAACATAGTACCAGCTAATTCAGTTTTAGATTTTAATAATTCAATTTTTTCTTGTTCTAATACTATTGATGGGCTAGACATTTCTAATGTAAAATTAGTTAATGTTTCATCTGTGTATCCTTGTGTATATAAATGAACTAAAGCAATTTTATTTAATTCTGATAGTACTATTCTTTGTAGTCGTTCAATAGTACGTGCAAATCTAATATCTTGTTGAGCTAATGTAGCTTTACCTTCAACTCCTTCTTCATATCCTAAAAATGCTTTTGGTATTTTAAGTGCTGCAAATAATTTACCTCTTAAATATTCTACATCTTGAATACCATCATATTGTAGTCCTGGGGTTGTATCTATCTTAGTAGTTGCATCATTCCCTCTGATTGGAATATAAAAATCTTCCATCATATTCATCTGGTTATACTTTAAATTGTATTCTCCAGTTTTATTATCTTGGAATGGTGTACGTTTAAGTTGAGAAATTGTTTTCTGCATAAACGTTTCTATCTCATTTGGAGGAATAGAACCAACATTCATGTAAAATATTCGTTTTTCTGGTGCACGTGCAATTCTATGAATTAACATTGCATCTTCCATTAAAACATATTGTTTGTATAATTTTCTAGCAGGCTCAATATAAGCTCTACCATAGGGAAGATAATTAACATCTGAAAGGAGTCTAAAGTGAGCCATTTCATAATTATCAAAAAATATACCATTTTCATTTTCTAAATTTCCCCCTCCAGCTCCAGGTACAGGATACATACCAGAACTTAGATTATCCATTCCATCAGGTGCATACTTATATCTTATAGCAGAAGGGTTATTTGGATCAAATGCTTCTTGTCTTTCAATATGATATGCAGTATAAGGGATAACATTATAAACCCCATACTTTTCGGCTATTTCTAATTTTAAGAAAAAATCACCATATTTACACATCTGTCTAACCCACATCCAAAGATTAAATTCAATATTTAATACATCATAAAATAAATTATATAGTATTTTTTGTATGTCCTCATTAGCACTTCTAATTTGAAGTACTTCACCCATATCATTTTTTAAAGTAGATTCATCAGCTAGTACATCTAAAGCAGAAGCAATAATAGCATCTTGATCCATTAAATCATATTCTGAATATAATTGTGGTCTAAGATACTGATAGTTCATGTTGAACTGAGCACCATATAATGAAGTAGGACTGGTAGAATAAATTCTGTTATACCTATCAGCCAATGAGTTAGTAGCAATTTCTCCTGTAGATTGGATTTTGCCACTATCAATTACTTTAACTTGGTTTCCACCTACATTTCTTATTACAACATCTGTTGAAAATAATCTTTTTAATCTTGTAAATACGCTTTTATCAGCCATAATGTGTTATTATTATTATAAATATAATCTAAAAAAGCCATCTAATATCTTCCTTACCACCCCCAAAATTTTGTTCATAAGGATTTTTACCATGTTGACTATTTCCATAACCTCCTTGGTAAGGTGTTCTATTAACTGACATATTACTTAATGAACTTTTAGTTCCATCCAAACCTCTTTGTCTTGATTTCAAAGCAGTATCTCTGATATACATAGCCATACCAAATGACATTACTAAGTCATCATTATAACCACTTTGAGCTTCTGCTCTATTATTTCTCCATATAAAGGTTTTCATTTCTTCTATTAACCTTTTTGATTGTATTGTTACTCCTTTATCACTAATATATTCTTGAAATTTACCTATAACCATAGGTCTAGTCCTAGAAGACATTGTAAAACCAGCTACCATTTTGGAGTGATCTTGATATTTATCAAAATACGAACTAGCATTTGGGGAATCACTTTTTTGTGAATAATAAAGGTTTGGATATGCTCTATCTAAGGCTACCTGTATAGTTGCCCAACCAATATTTGCATTTTCTATTACTAACATAGCCTCATTATATTCAGTAGCTAACCCAACTAATAAATGGCCATATTCTTTTGTACCTAGTTGACCTTTATATTCCGCAACTTGCACGTTGTTTTCTACATCAATTACATGACACGCTGAATAATCTTTACCATCACCACGAGCAACATCTGCAACTATTACATAATCCCTTGTATAATCAGGTGATTCCCAAACCCATAGGTTTTGATCTGCACCTCTTCTTTCCATAGGATCTTTTACATATGTTTTTTCGTAAAAATCTATATATTCAGGATAAAATACAATGTCACCAGATGTGCTAAAATCACAATCACACTCTTGTGCTGCCATTCTAGGGTCACCTAATAATTCATCTTGATTGTCTCTCCATTTTTGGTCTCGTTCTGGGTGTACAAACCAAGGTAGTTTAATAGGTAAAAATTGATTTTCACTAGATTCTGCCCTAACCCATGTTTGATGAAACCAATTACCTGTACCATAAGGTGTAGATAATGCAATACAACCACCACCAGTTGCTAAAGTTTGTTGGGCTGAAGCCCAAATTTCTCCAATATTATCAATAAAAGCTGCTTCATCAATTAATAGTAAGGATACTGCTTCTGATCTACCTGCATCACTTGAAGCTGAAGTAGCTTTAATTTGTGATCCATTATTAAGTCGTAATGTTAATTTATTATTTTCAGCTGCATCTATTTTAAGCCATGAAGGTAAATTTT